TAATTTGGGATACTTATGATTTAGTTACTAATTCAATTTTAAATTCTAAAGTTGTAGAAATAAATGATGATTATATAAATAATCAAATAGATAAAAATGGTTTATTTGAATGGTTTGGTGATCAAACTGAATTTATATCTAACCCTAAAATTAAATTAATGCATTTGGTTACTGAACCAGATGTAAATGAAAAAGAAATTCGATCAGTAGAAAATATTAAAGAATTTTGCCAATTAACAGGTATTAAATATGAACAACGTATTAATAAAATTTGGAAGGATATACCACCAAAAGATACTTGTAATAGACCTAATGATGTTCAAGATAAACCAGGATATTATAAATTAGCTCCAGGACATTATGGATGTTATAAAGCTCATACGGATGCTATTTTAGCTGAAGATAATAAAGATTATGATTATGTTTTAATTTTTGAAGGTGATGTAATTGTAGATTCTCCTTTTAGTGAATTAAGACAAGCATTAGATCGTTTTAGTAGATTATCTAAAGAAAATGATCAGGATATAATTGGATTTGGAAATCCATTTAATAATCGTAACTTAAATGGACCTAAAATTGAAGATATTTATACAAACGTAACACCATTCATCCCTGCACAGTCATATTTAATTAATAATAATAAATTATCTTATATTCAAGATAAAATTAAAACCACACTTTGGGATGCTTTTGATATGTGGGTGTGTAATGTAGCACAATTAAAAGTAGGCACAGCTGAAAAAATTTATACTAAACACCTTCCAGGATTTAGTATTATAGAACAAGAATTTAAAGGAATGGATAAAAATAGTCCCGAAATTTACGCAACAATATGAAGATATGTCATGTAGATCCCGCTTGTGGGTTAGCTATACCCCCAAAAAATTGGGGAGCAATTGAAAAAATTATATGGGAGTTTGAAGAAAATCAAAGAAAATTAGGTCATCATTCTACTCACAAACTATCTAGTTTTATCCGTCCTGGGGAATATGATATAGTTCATTGCCATGTAGCTAATTTAGCAATAGGTTTAAAAAATAAAGGTATTCCTTATGTCTATCAACTCCATGATCATCATGTAAAATATTATGGTAAAGAATCTGCTACTTTTAAAGAAAACCTAGAAGCAATTGAAGGCTCCTTAATATCATTAATGCCAGCTAAATGGTTAGTTGATTATTTTGACCATCCTAAATGTGTATATTTCCCACATGGAGTAAATACTAATGAATTTTATCCAACACCCTTCCCAAGTCCCACCCCAGATGAACCAAAATTATTAATGGTTGCTAATAATGGTATGGGTGGGAAAAATGGACATGATCGAAAAGGATTTTCTTATGGTGTTGGTTTAGCTATATTAAATAATTTACCTCTTACTATTGTAGGACCTAAAAATAACCAAAATTGGATAAATGAAAATTTATGGGTTTTAAATTATCCTAAATTAAATTTTATTTGGGAACCTGATAATAAAGATTTAAGAAAAATTTATTGGGGTCATGATATTTTTCTTCATCCATCAGAATTAGAAGCAGGACATCCAAATCTTACATTATTAGAAGCTGCAGCTTGTGGATTACCTATTATAGGATGGATTGAAATGGAAACAGATTTTCATGGTTTATGGAGAGCTCCCCGCAATATATTTCATATGAATGAAGGATTAGGTGATATTTTAGGGAATTGGGATAAATATGTAACCAATTCTATTCAAACTGGGAAAGATTTTAGTTGGGAAAATAGAACAAAAGATTTATTTAAAATATATAATGAAGTGTTATGAAACAAGAATTAATTAATACATATAATTCAATTAAAAATTTAAATTTACCTATTAAGGTACCTTCTAACACATTTAATGTTAATTTTATTGAAGGAGCATTTATTGAAATCTTAGGTAAACAAGATAAACAATATAAAGTTATTATAAAAAATTTAGATACTAATGAAGTAGTACATAATACTATTATTAGTAATAATATGTGGACTAGAACCAATGTAAAATATTTTGTTCGTTGGGAAATTAAAGTTTATGATATTAAAAGTAACGAATTAGTATTTGAACATACTTATAATCCTGAAGGTAAAAGAATATATATCCATTTAGATTCAGATGCTATTGGTGATACATTAGCATGGTTTCCTTATGTTGAAGAATTTAAAAAACAACATAAATGTAATGTAATTGTTTCTACATTTAAAAATGAATGGTTTGAAGATTTATATCCCGAATTAGAATTTGTAAATCCTGGAGATTCAGTTCCTGATTTATATGCTATGTATGGTATAGGATGGTTTTATAATGGTGAGGGAGATAATAGGGTATTTAATGAACAAAGAATTCCTTGTGATTTTAAACCTTTACCATTACAAGCAACTGCAACTAAAATTTTAAATTTAGATTATAAAGAGGTAAAACCCCGAGTAAATTTTTTAAATACAGGCCGTCCCCTTAAAGAAAAATATGTTGTAATAGCTCCTCACGCATCAGCACATGCTAAGTATTGGAATTATCCTGGGGGGTGGCAAAAAATAATTGATATTCTAAATGGAAAAGGATATAAGGTAATGATGATTACCCATGAACCTTTAAATGATAAATGGCATGATTCAAAATTAGGAGGAACTTTACTAAATGTAATTGATGAAACTGGTGATTATCCAATTGAAAAAAGAATGAATCAAATAAAACATGCCGAAGCTTTTATAGGAGTTGGCAGTGGATTATCTTGGTTAGCTTGGGCTATTAATACCCCAGTAGTAATGATTTCAGGATTTAGTGAATCTTATACTGAATTTGAAGACTGTGAAAGAGTCTCAACCCCTGAAGGTAATTGTACAGGATGTTTTAATAGAGAATGGTTAAATCCTGGGGATTGGGAATGGTGTCCTGATCACAAAGATACCCCAAGACAATTTGAGTGTACTAAATCTATTAAACCTAGTCAAGTTTTAACTTCTATTCAAAATTTGTTGCATTTTTAAACGGTTATGTCATATGTATTGTAGAATAAAATAAATAAATAAGTTATTATACTAATTTGACTTTTAACAAAAAGTATAATATTTATAACAAAACATATTTTTAATCTACAACAAAATGGCAGAAACATTATTATCACCAGGTGTATTAGCTAGAGAAAATGACCTCTCGGCTGTAACCGCTCAACCAATTCAAGCCGGTGCGGCTATTATAGGCCCAACAGTTAAAGGACCTGTTGGAATACCAACTTTAGTAACCTCATACAGTGAATATGCTCAAGCATTTGGAACAACTTTCTTAAGTGCAAGTTTACAACAAGAATTTTTAACTTCAAATTCAGCTTACAATTATTTTAATAATGGTGGAACTACACTATTAGTAACTAGAGTTGTATCTGGGTCATTTACAAGTGCAACATCAACAAACATTTCAGGTAGTGGAGTAGCAGTAGCAACTTCTTTTACTTTAAAAACATTTGGTGAAGGTGAAATTATGAATAGTTCAGGTTCAGAAGTAGATGGCGCTTTAGTTTCAGGATCATCTGATAACTTAAGATGGGAAGTAGCAGGATTTAGTACTTCTTCAGGTACTTTCTCATTATTAATTAGAAGAGGTGATGATAATACCTCAGAAAAAACAGTATTAGAATCTTATTCTAATTTATCATTAGACCCAACAGCACCAAATTATATTTCAAAAGTAATAGGTGATAGTTATAAAACTATTAATACTAATGATACAACACCATACGTTCAAGATAATGGTACTTTCCCAAATAGATCAAGATATGTATATGTTTCAGCTGTAAACGCAAAAACTCCTCAATATTTTGATAATAATGGAGATTTTAAATCTGAATACACAGCATCACTCCCAGCAATAGCTAGTGGATCATTTGAAAACGCAACAGGTCAAGTTTATTTTAATACTGCAGGAGCTGCATTTAATGAGCAAATTACTACCGCTGCGAATATTCAAGGTTTAAATAATACTAATTATACAACTTCAATTGATTTATTATCAAATCAAGATGAATATCTATTTAACTCAATCACAGTACCGGGTATTATGATTGAAACTGCACCTTCAACAACTACCAAATTAATTAATATGGTACAAGAAAGAGGAGATGCAATTGCAATTGTAGATGCTTCAACTTATGGAGCTACAATTAACGCTATGACAGCAGAAGCTTCAGCATATAATTCAAGTTATGCGGCAGTTTATGCTCCTTGGCTACAAACAACAAGTCCAGAAACAGGAGAATTAGTATGGGTTCCAGCTTCAACAATGATTCCAGGAGTTTATGCTTACAATGATAGAGTAGGAGAAGCATGGTTTGCACCTGCAGGTTTAAATAGAGGTGGATTAGCTACAGTAGTTAGACCAGAAAGAAAATTCTCACAAGCAAATAGAGATACTTTATATCAAGGTAAAGTAAATCCAATTGCTTCATTCCCAGGATCTGGTACAGTAGTATTTGGTCAGAAAACATTACAAACTAAAGCAAGTGCTTTAGATCGTGTAAATGTTAGAAGATTATTAATTCAACTTAAATCTTATATTTCTCAAGTAGCAGATAATTTAGTATTTGAACAAAATACAATAGCTACAAGAAATGCATTCTTAAGTCAAGTAAATCCATACTTAGAATCAGTACAACAAAGACAAGGTTTATATGCTTTTAAAGTAATCATGGATGATAGTAATAATACAGCGGATGTAATTGATAGAAATGAGCTAATTGGTCAAATTTATTTACAACCAACTAAAACAGCTGAATTCATTTACTTAGATTTTAATGTTTTACCAACTGGAGCTACTTTCCCAGCATAAAGAAAGAAAAATTTAATATTTATAACAAAACAACATAATATAAAGCAAAATGGCAGTAATAGATCCAAACGAAATATTTTTCACAGCTTTTGAACCAAAAGTACAGAATCGATTTATCATGTATGTAGATGGTATTCCATCGTATACAATTAAGGGTATTTCATCAGTCGGGTTCTCGCAGGAAGAAATTGTTCTTAATCACATCAACACATATAGAAAAATTAAGGGTAAATTAAAATGGAATGATTTGACAATGACTATGTTTGATCCAATCACTCCTTCAGGAGCACAAGCCGTAATGGAATGGGTTCGTCTACATCATGAATCTGTAACAGGTAGAGATGGTTATTCTGATTTCTACAAAAAAGATTTAACTATTGATGTTTTAGGTCCTGTAGGTGATATCGTTTCTGAATGGATTATTAAAGGTGCTTTTGTTAAATCCGCAGAATTCGGAGAATATAACTGGGATAATGAAGCAGCAGCTCAAAACTTAACAGTTACTATTGGTATGGATTACTGTGTATTGAATTACTAATACAATTTTGCAATTATTTTTAAAGGGAGCTTGGCTATGTCAAACTCCCTTTTTATATTCAT